TGCTTGAGAATATGCCACCGTTTCTATAACGTTATAAACATCTGGATATTCCTGTTTGAACTTTTCTAGTTCTTCAGGAGTTTTAGGTGGTTTGTAATTAATGCCACCATCTGATGCTTGTTTTGCTAAGTCTAAAAGTTCTTGTTCTTTTCCTTTAAACTCTTCTATTTTAGCGTCATAGTGCCTTTTTAAATCATCATACCTTTTCTTATAGTCATGTTCAGGTTCTGTTGATTCGGTCTTCTCTACAAAACTAGTTTCTGTTTTTGCCTGCGGAGTAGCCTCTTGCTGAGTATCCTCTTCTGTGGTGTCCGCTTCTGGTTCATCATCTAGTTCTTGCCTGTAAGCTCCTTGATATGGAACTGGTTCTAGGTCTTCTTTTTCCTTTTGGTTTTCTTCGTTCATCTGTACCTCAATGGGGGCTGTTGCTGCAGGTAGCCCATATTAGTTATTAAAGAGACAGGGTTGCTTTCGCAAGTAGCTGTCGATTAGGTGTTGGGTCTTTCACCAACTGACATAAGACCCCTGTTGTTCATATTCTCTAGAACATTGGAGCCTATATATTCTGTTAATTTCTTAGGTATAATGTATTCACCGTTGTGTACATTAACTGGTACTTTACCACCAGATTTAAGATTTGTGCCTGCTTCGTTAGCTGCTCTTTGAACCATTCTGTTTATAGTGTCTTCACCATAAAGGGCTACCGCAGGCTGAGAAAGTACGTAATCTCCCTCTTTTAAAGTCATTGGAACGTCATCTGCTCTTGCAGACGGTGGAGCTTTGCCTTTTTTATCGACAAGTCCGTAATTCTTTGCTTGGTTACTATTATACAACACTTTTTGATTTTTGTCAAGTATTTTTCCGCCATCTTGCATAAAAGTAAAACTATTCATGTTATATCCAGATTCTGCATACTGTGCTCGTATTTCTTCTGCAGACTTTATAACACCTGTATAATGTGTTAAATCTGTAATTTTGTTTTCGGCAATATACGCTAAATCAGCATACAAAGCTTCATACATAGCCTCTAGACCCTCATCTGTAGGGGGGAAATGCCTACGATAAACTTTACCTCCATCTTGTGTAGATTGATCTTTACCATCATAATAGTCTAGTCTGTTTAAAAACATACCTTTTGCATCTAAACCTTCTTGATCTCTATTACCTATAGTGTAATATATACCTGCACCCTTTTTATTACCTGCGTAATGTATTTGTAAATCACCCTTAAAATCAAAACCTGTGCTTTTTTCTAATTCTTGCAAATAAGGAATTAAAGGTTCTGTTAATTGTTTAGAAAACTCTACATTATCAGGATTTGCTTTACCAGAATCATAATCTCCTTGTGAATAGGAATTTAATTCAAAGTTATCAAAGTCAAATGAAGCATAACCTGACTCAAAAGAAGGTTCTTTAGCCATTATAAATTGTAAAGCCATTGCTGCCATACCTAAAATAGGGTTTACAGAAAATAAATAAGAACTTACTCCTGATATAGCAGCTTGTTTTACATCTCCAGTTCTTAAAAATCCAACTACTGCAGCTATTGTTGCTCCGCCTAGTGCTTCAGCTCCTAAAGTCTCTGCAGCTTTTGTACCAAACATTTCTCCTACTGTTTTAGCACCTAATTCTGTAACTAGATGTTGTACACCTGCAGTAAGAGCAGCTTCTTCATCGCCCCCTAAAGCTAAAGTTGCTGCCATAGTAGTTGCAGCACCTCCATACCCTCTCCATTTTTTGTAAACAGCTTTACCTGCTTCAGTGTTTATGCCTCCTGCTAGTTTAGCAGCTTTTAAAGCATAAGATTCTACAACTTCAGATTTAACAAACTGTGCACCACTTGCAATAAGTGCTTTTTCACCATCGCCAGTAACGAGCCCTGTTAATATTCCTGCAGCCATTTCATCATATAGGTCTTTTAAAGCTACATCATATGTGCCGTCTTGCATAGTAAACAAAGTTTTATTTGCTACTCTTTGTAATGCTTCGTTAATAGTGCTATCAGCAGTGCTACGAAGATATTCATCAAACTCTTCTTCACTAGCCCACTCTTCACCTGTAATAGGGTCTCTAGGAACAATTTGTTTAAGTTTTTCTCTAGCTATTGCCATATCAAGATTATTTTTATAATTATCAACTAAATCATTATTATTATAAATAACACCTTCAACTATTGAATTTCCTATTTTTAAGTCCCACTTTCTAAATAACTGATATTCACCTTTATCGTTTTGCCTATACTCATAGGATATATCAAAAGCTCCTGAATCTTTTAAATTTTGTGTAAATCCTTGACCTTCAACTAAATCTATACCAAAATTTTCTTTAAATTGTTTAACGTCATCTGCAGTTACTATTTCATTTGGACCTAAAGATTCTTCATAAGACATATTATTGTACATCTCTAAAGTTAAATTTCTTTGTGTTTCTGAATCTGATTTAGTAGTGTTTGCTGTTATAACATCTCCTGCAGTTCCTAAAACTGTTAAAGCATTAACTAAATCATTATCTACATCATCAGGAAAAGTAACATTTGTAAGTTCATTTAATAAGTTAGTATCGTTACCTTCCCCATAACCCATACTACTTAAAAAAGGATTAGCTACTCTAGGGCTTACATAACCTTCTGGTGGTCTGTAAGAAGAAATTAGTTCTTCTTTTCGAGGAAAATTAGTAGCTGTTCTAGTTCTGTTTTCAAAATCTTCAAGAGATTCGCCAGGAGCAGGATTATTTGCATAAAAACCTTGTGTTGTATCTACTGTGTCTACACTAGGAGTGTTATCTACAAAACCTGTAGGTTGTACTGTTTCGTTAGGTAAGACTTCAGATGTAAGGCTTGGTACTTCTCCGCCTTCTTCCATGTCTATAAAACCGCCTTTCATTTTATTATCCTCAAAAAATGGACTTATACCTTTTTCTAAACTTTCATCGTAATGCCTACGAGCATTAGCTAACATAGCTTTACCAATTTTTGTTTTATGTAACTCTTTAGTTTTACCTTCAAAATTATTATTTTTAATAAATTCTATTTGTTCATCTGTAGTGTATGGATTTATTAAAGGATAAAAACCTTCTTCAGTATTAGGTGCACCTATAGAAAGTTCTGTCATAGTTTTACCAGTAATATTATTTTTAATAGGACCTTTCCAACCCACTGCAGACTTCAATGTTCCATCACTTCTGTACATAGAAGGGTCTTCTTTACGCATTGACATTTTAAAATACTTTTCTACATCATTATCAAAATACTCAGATGCCATGGATAAGGCTAGGTTATAATGAGGTCCAGGTGTAAAAGTACCTTGACCTTTTTCAATCTCACCCCTTTCATATGCCTCCCTATCCCCTATACGTTGTAGTTCCGCATGCCTAGTTTCACGCCATTCTCCAAAGTCTCTACCACCTGGATAGTTTGGATCATTTTTTAAATCCTTTAAAAATTTATCTACAGCTTTTTTGTTTTTTCTGTAGTCTTCTAAAGTTTCTACTTTTGGAACACTTAAAGGGTATGCCATGTTATTTCCTTTCCGCCTCTGCTCTAACCCATTCCCTCAACTGGAGGAGGGTTGCCAGTAAAGCCGCCTTCCCCTGGAGTTGGCGTAGTTCCTGTTCCGACTGTGCCACCACCAACGCCTGATGGGTCATTTGGGTTTGCACCTGCAGGAACTCCTCCAGTGCCTCCCATTGGTCCTTGTTGTTCACTAGGGGCAGGAGCCTCTTCGCCAGTTGTTTGTCCATTGTTCAATCCTTTCAGCATTTCAGCAAATATTTGTGCTTCGTTCATGTCATTAACTAATTCGTCAGGGTCCATGTCCTGAGCTATAGCTAACTCTTTAATCAACGTAGGTAATTTAACGAAAGGAGCAAGCATAGGATTAGTTACTGTTTGTAGTAACATTGTTAACCTTTGCGATCTTACTTCTTTCTGCATTACAGACGATGTACCTTTAGGCTTGATCTCCAAATCACCCATTATGTCTTCTTCATCCTCTGAGAACTGCATATTCCACATGAACATACTTTCTCCTAGAGGTCTTAGAAGGTGGTCATCTATGTTTTTGATTACGGTCTTAATGCCTAAAGAGGCAGAACCCATCAACATAGATAATCCTGATGCAGTACGCCCAGTACCAGTCACGCCTGTTTGTCCGTGACTTATACTTGGTATACCAGTTTCTTCGTCAGCAAGTTGTCTTGCCTTATCATACATTTGTAAATTTTCTACAGCAGTGCTTGGAAATTTAATTCCTGTGATACCTGTACCAGGAGCACCTGACTGTCTTCTAAATATCTTTCCAGGATATATATCCATAGACTGCCCTGGAACCATCATGTTTTCGTCTACTTCAAAAATAAGATTACCTGCCAATGCTAAATTATCAATAGCCATACGTACATGTCCATTCATAAGAAGCTGTGCATCTTCCATATTCTCAGCTACACCTATACCAAAAAATCTATATGGGTTCTTTTCGTAAGGTACAACTTGATATGGTAATCTTTCTGGTACAAATGGGTTAAGAACTACTCTTAGTATCTCATTACCACAAATCCAAGCATTAATATGTATTTGATCTAGGTCAGATGTAGATTCTGGTATGTCTAATTGTATTTCTTTAGCCATTTTAGCATCTAAAACACCCCAATATTCTAGTACTTCATAACGACCTTCACTGTATGTAGGGTCATTATCGGCATATAAATCATGCTCAAAATACCTTTCTTCGTATTGTGTGCCCATATATAGTGATGCTTCTATAGCATCTTTGTCAAAAAATGGTCTATTAGCAAGGTCACGTAGCTGTGATCTGTTCATTCTATGACGTTCTACTACATATTCTGCATCATCTAGGCTTACAGCAGAAGGGTCAGGATATAAATCCCAACAAGAAACAGCATTTAATCTAGGTACTAACTTGTCTTGTGGGTCATAGAATCTAGTACCATCGTCATCCTTAGACCATTTATGTATTACTTTGTTGTGGTTAAATGGTCCTTTAACAATACCTGTGCCTAACAGACACTGTTCAAAGATACCTTTTCTGAGTTCAGAAACTGCTGAAGCATCTAGTAGTTGATCATGGATTAGTTTTTCCATTTTACGAGCTGCTTCCTTAGCAGGAGATAGCTGTGGTTCTCCCATATTAGATGGTCCTGCAGCAAGATTAGCTTCAGCCATATCTTTTTCATATGGACCTAATTCTAATTCTTGTTGTTCTGGTTCTGTAGCTTGTAAAGCTCCTGCAGGTAATTCTCTACCATCCCCCTCAAACCCATAAGGGTCTGTTTGAGTTAATTGTTGATCTACTGGTGTTTCTAGGTGAACAAACTCTTCTATACCTTCAGGTACAGGAGTAGGGTCTACAGAAATCGGAACTTTACCATTAGAAAAAAGTATATCTACTAGCTGCCCAAAAGCAGCAAGCACTTTTACTTTTGTTATCTTAACAGTAACTTTAGAACGTTCTGATTGCCTATAGTCTTCACTATCTTCTGAAGTGCCCCTATAGTTTTTGTAAGCACGTAACCAACGTTGTTCATCGGCTAAACGACCATCTTCTGCTTGTTTATACTTTGATCTTATGTAGCCTGCTAAACCGACCATTTCCTCATCGGTAATGTCTTTCTGTTCGCCAGTGCCTATTAGTTCACCTATCTCAGCCATTTTAGTAGTCTTTTTGGTCAGCTAAAGCATTAAAGTTAGAATCTACTTGATTCTTGCCTGAAAGGCTTTTTTCGTTAACAGATGATTCTTCTGCATGGGAATACTTTGTTTTAACCCAACTTTCCATTTTTTCTCTGGATAGTTTTGTTTCGTCTTCCATGCCAAGATCACCTTGTTTATATTTACCGTATAGTGGCATTTTTCTCTCCTTTTGGTTGATTATTAAATAACATTTTCTTTAGCAAGTAGCTTATTTACCTGCTCATCCTGCGTTAAAGGAACCTCTGTATTAGCTATATCCTGCTCTCTTAAAACTCTTTTTCTTTTTTGAGCTGTTGTAAAAGGGCTATCACCTTTAAAAAACATATCAGATATACCTTCTGGCTGTTTATCAGAACTAAGATATTCTTCCTGTTCTCTTGAAATACCTGTATCTTGTTCTACATTATTAGGTCTAACTTTACTTAACGTTACAGCCTTTCTATAATTTATTAAATCAGGGTCTGTAGCTTCATCAATATCTACTTCTTGTATAGTTTCTTCCATCCTATCTACAGAACCTAGAGCTGTAGGTAGTGCACCTCCTAAGGGGTTTTGTCCTCCTATACTTGAGCCTACTACACTTAACATTCTACCATAATCTTTAAACTCTTCTATATGTCTTTTTACAAAACCTATGTCTTGGTTTTTTAGTTTTTCTTCGTCATACCCTCTTTTTGCCCAATCTTCACTATCCCAAGACATAATTTCTTGCAGTGCTCCTGCAGAAAGGTTAGCTAGTTGATCTCTAATGTTAGCAGAACTAACGTTTGGATAAATATACTCTTCTCCTTCTGGTCCTTTTATTGTTATAGGTTTATCTAAATTATTATTATATATTCCCTGCCCTTGACCTGACATATCTACTAAAGAAGTGTGCATAATTGTTTCTATGCCTGCTTCAATAGCAACTTTACCTGCAAAACTTTGAGGAAACAAGAATCCTAAGCCTGTTATACCCCAACGTATAGGTGGAGTTTTTCTTGGTTTTATTTTATTAATTCTTCTTGTATTATTAGGGTCAACTTCTAGTTCAGGTTTAGGATCAGGAGGAGTTTGATTTTGTCCTGTATCTAATTCAAACTCATCTAAATCAAACAAAGGTAAAGTTTTATTTGTTTCAGGGTCAAGCCCATCACCTTGTGCTAAATTTAATCCTGCTTTATCCCAAAAGTTACTTCTAAAATCAAATAACCATTTTCTAGTAGTTTTTTCAGGAACTCCTGCAGGTGTAAAAGCTTCTTTTTTTAAAGTTTTAGATGTTTCTTTTAGTGTTCTACCAAATAAAGACCCATAATCTTGAGCTACACCACCTATATATGTTCTTTTAGAAAGTATTCCTTGTTCAGCAAAAAACTGTATATAAGGTTCTAATCTTGCTCTATTTATAAATTCTCTACCATATTTTTCAAATAATTCTGGGGAATCAGGAAATACATCAGGGTTATCATTTAAAATTTTTACTAAATCTTCTGAAGATAAACTAGAAAATTCTACTCTTTGAGCTGCACCACTGTGGGCTTCTATTATTTCTTCAACTGCCTGATTTACAGTTATGTTTTGAGAACGACTAAAAGCCACTAAACTTTCTGGATTTTGTTCTGCATAACTATACATAGCTCTTTTAAATATTTCATGTCTTTCGGTAATTTGTTTTATACCATCTCCTTTAATATCTGCGGTTAGATGTTGTAATTGACCATCTAATATTTGTGCTATGTTATTTGCGTATGCTTTAAGTTCTAATTTTTCATATATTTGTCTAGTTACATCCATATCTAATTTTATTTCAGGTTTAAGACCCCCAGTTCTTAATCGTCTTCCATCTGTACCTGATTCTGCAACATATTCAGATAAACCCCTATTTGACCACCAATTTGTCTCATCTATTATTTGATCTGTTGTAGCTCCTGGCATAGATTTTTTTATATCTGTTTTTACTTTTGGAGCTCTTATTATAGTGTCCATTAAATTATTAGGATCATAACTAAAATCTAAAGCTGCCATCATTACAGGTTTAATCATATTATCAATTTCGTTTATATAACCAGAATAATTTAATTTACTATTTAAAACATCGGTAATAATTTTAGAAGCATTAGTTTCGTCTAGTGGGTTAGTAAGTTTAATTATATTTTTATTTTCTAAGTTTAATAGTGTTACAGCTCTTTCAGCATTATTATTTAACATTTTGCCGACTTTATACATAGCACCTTTAGTAGTTGCCCTAGCTAAACTTCTATAGGCTTTATTAATTTCTTTTTCACCGTATATTGTCCCACCTAAATTTTCTTCTTCCGTGCCGAATGGTACTTTTTCATCTATATCTTTACCAGAACCAAAAACATTTCTTTTGTCTTGTATTATTTCTTCTTCAGTAGGTTCTACAGTAGCTTTTCTAGGTATTATATTTTTTACTTTTTTCTTTACGCTTTTTTTTCTACCTTTACCTTCTCCACCGCCTTTAAACTTTGATTGGTTGTTAGCCATTATATTTAGTTTCTTAGCTGCATGAATAAAAGTAGAAAAGATTGCTCTTTTTCTTTCACTTAGAGGTTTAACCACTTGACCTGTAATAAGACCTGTATATTCATCTGTAGTTGTAAGTGATTTATGCCCTACGTATTGTCCTGTAACTGCTTCTACGTTGTCTACTGGTATACCATCTACAACAGATCGTACAGATTCTATGAATCCATTTCTAAAAGATTCATGTAAAGACATTCCTTTTTGTCGTGAACCTGTTACCTCTTCTACAAGTTCATTAAAAGGATTTCTAAAAGTGTCTTGTTTTTCAGGCACATTTCCTGATTTTGCTACGTTAGTTTTAAATAAATAGTCATCACCTACATAGCCATTTTCTTTAATATGTTGTTGTAATATTTCTGATAAATAATCAGGCATACCAACAATTCTTTCAACATTACGTTTAGCACCTCTAAAAATAATAAAATTATTTTTAAAATCTAAATCTTGTACTTTCATTCCTTTTTGAAATTTTAAATCGTTACTTGCGTCTACTATATCACCTATACGTGCTCCTGTCGCATATAATAATTCTAGCATAGGGTATACTTTCATTTTTCTTTTTTTAGCTAAATCTATTACCTGTTCTAAAATTTCATCTGTCCTACCGTCTATACCATCTATAGTGTACATCTTCATAGTTTCGCCTACATCTACATACTCAACGTTATCTAATTGACTTTGCATATTTCCTAATATTACTCTTTGACCATCAGTTATTTCTTTTTTTCCTGACACAGTTGCAGGGTCAAGGTAGAACTCATAACCTTCTAAAAAATTTATTTTTGATTTAGCTCTTTTTGCCATCTAATATCCAAATATAGGGTCTTGCACCTCATACCTATCAAACTCTTTAGGTTTTCTAAACCTAGGATGATAGTATGGGCTGTTAACTAATCTTGTCATGCACATATATCTTAAAGCATCGTAAGCATGATCCTCTGCTTTTGTATCTACATCCTCTGGGTTTGTTTTACTTAGAGGTAGTGTAGGTAAAGTTCTTATCAACTGGCTACAGTGATTAAATATTCTAAGTCTAGGTTCTCCCATGTCATTCATACCTAAACGTTTATGCATCTCTATCTTACCTGCCAGTCTGTCTCTATTAGAAGCCATCCATCTTAGATTAAACCTATTCATGGACTCTGCTATACTTAAACCATGTCCTGTTCTACTAAAACATGATTCGTCTAATACTGCTGTTTGCATAGTAGGATCATCATACTCTAGTTCCATAATCCTTTCTGCTAACCCTTCTCCTGTGTAGCCTTTTCCGTAAAGCTCTCTATATATCCATAGGTTACCATCATAATCGACAGCACCCCATAAAACACAAGAAGGACTAGAGTAACCGTAGTCTGCAGCCCTAATACGAGCCCAAGACCTAGGAATCTCAAAGGGGTCAACAACATGTACTGAACGATCAAACTCAGCAAATGCTGCACCATCTGTGACATCCCAATCTCCTTCTAATAATCTTCTTCTCTCTACTTCTGGTAGAGAATACAACATAGCCTCATATTCCCCTGAAGCTATAAGGTAGGGGTTATCCGTTAGTCTTGCAGGGATGAATCTTCTTTGGAAGAGGGGCTTTCCTGCTTTTTCTTGGGCTGAGGCTCCGTATCTGAGGATAGTACCTGATTCAACATCTTTAGCCCAAAAAGGCGTATTTGGCTCGGCAGCATCAATATACATCTTTTTAACCCACCAACCGCCCATTCCACCTGGGTTAGCTGTGCAACGCATGTACGGTATAATGCTTTGATCCGTAGTACGGAGTCTTGAACGAAGGTACTCCCATACGTAAGGAGTTGGGTAATGCGTGATTTCATCGATTGCAATCCAGTTAAAACTTTGTCCTTGATATCTTGTAACATCTGTGTCTCTATCTAAATATGAAAATAAAATCGTAGCCCCTGATGGGAATACCCAAGTCGATTTACTTTCTCTAAATATAGCTTCTGGGAAAGCCTTCTTATATAATTGCCTACTTTTGTCTATAAGCTCTGTTAGTTCGCCCAATGTCCTTCTAAGAAGCAATCCTCTATGATTAGGATTGTGGGCATATCTTAATGCATCTGCAAGTAGGGCATATGATTTACCTCCACCTGCTGCACCACCATAAAGAACATCACGTTCAGGTGCTGCTAGGAACTCCATCTGAGGACCTGGATTCGGCTTGAACGCAACTTCCTGTTCCGCAACAAACTCCTGAAACGCAGTTGGTGCATCCGCAAGCACATCTTCCGTTATCGCAGCCTTTCCCTCTATCGCCTTGTCGAGGTGTTTGAACTTCTGTATCTTTTCTTTCTTTAATTGTTTCTGCCTCGATAGTTGGTTCTTATGTTTCTTAATCTTCTTGTCTCTATACCGCAACTGGGCTAGAGCAGCTCTACGAGCCTTTTCTTTAGCTGATAATCTATATCGACCTTTCTCTCCTTCTTTGAGTTTAGGTCTTCCTTTTTTCTTAGGTGTTTCCAAGTACTTCAGCCTCTACATCTGATAGTTCTAACTCTTCTGCTTTTTTTGCAGGTAACAAAACAACAGCATGTACATGTTTGTTTTCTGTTACTACTTCTTGTCGTTTAGATATACCACATCTATCAAGTATGTCAGTTGCTGCTTCAAACCTAAGTTTCTGTCTAGCTATTGGTTCTTCTGTTGTTCCTGATAAAGCATCCTTTATCTGTCCTACTGCATTGGCTGTTGTCGTTGCTAGCAACTCTTTTGCTCTGTCTATAATGTGAGGTCGCATAGCTTTCGATACTGAAGACCTTGAGGACTCCGAATAGCCTGCTTGCAATAGACTTTGGGTGATATTCCCAAAGGTTTTTTCTCCTTCCGCAAAGTATGCGTCAAGAAAATCTTGTTGTTTCTCTGTTAATTCTTGTGATTTTTTACGTTGTGGTGTTAACATTTTATCTATTTAGTTATACCTACGTAGTAAATGTTCTACACCTCTGTAAGAACCTCGCCTATAACTAACTTTCGTTCTTGTTCTGTCGATTCTATATTCAGTACCTCTGTATTTTTTTTGAAGACCTTTTCTTATGTCAACTAGAGGATATTTAATAGTTTTTAAATTTGTTTTATGTATTCTTTCCATTAGCACTTCCACCTTCTTCTAGCTTGCCTAATACGTGAATTAGGATTGTTTCTTGTTTTAGCAGAACTTCTTTTCAGTTGTCCCAGTGATCTTGCACAGTAAGACTTACGTCTTTTTGCTGCCTTACTGCCTTTCTTTACTTTACCAGTTACGGCTGTCTTCAGTTTAGAACCAGGGTTTGCCTTTCTGTAGGCTTTTACACCCTTCTTGGTCATACCTGCACCTTTCTTAGTAGGTCGGTAATTTCCACCCTTACCAGTTGTTCTTCTGATAGGTTTGGCTTTCTTCCTAGCCATTATTTTGTTCCCATAGGTTTCCTTGGGTTAGGCATGTTGGCATGTCCACCATATTTTTTATTTTCAGATGTATAGTTTTTCATCATACCACCGTAAGACATTTTCTGCCTAGTTTTACATACGTTGCCGCCACCTTTTTTGTTATCTCTTTTTTCAATAACTTTATCTACTCTTCCCATAATCCTGTCTCTTTGATTGTCTGCTTTTTTCAAAGCTTCTAATAAAGTAAGTTCTCCTCTTTCTATTTTTTTACTTTCAGAAACAGCAAGAGACATAGCTCTAGTATCAGAGCTAAACTGGCTATATGCATCAAAAAGTTTATCAACATTATCTGCCATTATATATTCCCCTTTCTTGGGTATATTTTACCGCCATTAGCATATCTTTTATTCATAGATGCATAGGCTTTTCCACCACCTTTTAAATCTACACCTCTGCCTATAAGAATATCTTTTTGTGTTATTTTTCCGTCACCAGATAAATCTGGGAAAGTAGCTCCCCCATCTTTCATTCTAAGACCCATGCCTTTTTTACGGGCTTCCATCATTCCGCCCATAGCTTTCTTTTCTACAGTTTTTTCGTATGCGTTTTTTACTTTTTCTGCGAGTGGGTCTCCGTATTCTTTTTTAAAATTTGTAAAGCTATAAGGATTCTTTCCTTCATCCTTCATTTTTTTTACATAGTCACTAAACTCTTTTGCACCTAAACCTAGTCCAGTAAACTTAATCGTTTTGCCTAATAAATTAAGTATTCCCATTATTCTCCTCCTAATGATTTCATGTGCTCCGCCATCTCTCGTGCCCTGTTCGGGGTCTGCTGTGCCCATCGACTATCGAGCATCTGGACTGAAGC